CACGGTGTTCATGATCGCGCTGCCCTCCTCGGCTCGAAGCGCGCGAGCAAGTGGTGAGGTGTACTCAATCGTCCAGCCTTGACGGGAGCGCAGGAGTTCCACGGGTGGGGGCGGCAACTGATGCGCCTCCTCCAAGATATCGATCTCGCGATGGATCAAGGGGCCCAAGAACTCGGACTGCTGGCGGCCCATGGCCGGGGCGATCAGCTCGCCCTTCTCCTGCGCACGAAGCAACGCCTCGGTTGCCGTCATGTTCGGGTTCTGCACCAGGATCTGGAAGAGCGTGTTCAAGAACGTGTCGCGGATCACCGTCCGCACCTCGTTCATCATCTCCTGCTGAATCTCGAAATTACCCTTCGACTCGAACGGAATGGCCAAAGGCTTACCGTCCGAACTCACCATGCCGTAGTTATTGGCACCCGGACGCTGGTTGAAGTTGTTGAGGACCGACTCTTCGGCTAGGAGGATAGGAGGATCAACAGCTTTTTGACCTGCGCGTAGTCCTGTTTTGACCATCTCGTTCGCGGTCCGTATATCTGGAAGGCAAGTCGTCGCAGGACCACGGCCATAGTGTTCTCGCGGCGCCACACGGTATCGTCCAACGGCACACGGGAAAGTGCGGTACGCACCGCGCTCAATGACTGATTTATCTCCGAGAAAGACATACCACGACTCATAGCGCTTCCCCTTGTCCCCGTAGCTAAAAGCGGTGTAATCCTCGTTCGGCCGGATGCAGTGCAGAAACTCAAACTCGGTGAACGGGTTCTTCTCGAGCACGCGCTTGACCGCGGCCGGGATGTTCTCCGGTCCCCAATGCTGGGCAGCCTGCTTGGCTGAGTACTTGAACTTGCGGTAGATCGTGTCGACCGAGCCCTGATGATTCAGCGCCCAGCACAACTCGCTCAAAGGCACCGAGCGGTAGCGGATGTGCTTCCCCACGCACTCATCCACGAACATCATGTTGTTGCCAAAGGCGCCCAGGGACATGTAGCACTCGTCCGTCTGGCTCGCGAAGTTCGCCTCAGGGTGATAGCGCGCGCCGAACAGGATCTTGTTCACCTGATCGAAGTAGCGGGCCACCGCGGGGTTATCGGCTAAGTCCTCATCCGCCGCCTTCAACTTGTGCCAGATCTGGCTGCGGGGCGTGAGCATCGCCTCCATGCACGCGGCAAAGCGCTCATTCGCGATGATGGCGGTCGAGTCAAAGATGCGGGTGTTGCGATTGACGCCTTCGGCAAATTCGCCCACGAAATTATCCCAGGCGGGCATCACGAACTGAGCGGTGGTGTTCCAGAGTGAACGGAAGTTCGCCTGCTGCTGCCACAGCACGTCGTAATGACGGATCAGGCTGTTGGCATCGTCACTCAATGCAGCGTGCCTTTCGGCAGGATCGCAAAGCCCATCAGCGTGAAACCCGTCAGGATCGGCCAGGGGTTCTTGGTGCGCTTGGCCTCGGCAATGTCGGCATCGAGCAAGTCATTGGGCGGATATTGCTCGGCGAACCAGTCCAGAAGCTCTAAACCTTCTTCCAGAGTAAGGGTCACAGCAAAGGTCGTGGGCTGGGCGCCTTGTGCCTTGCAGTACTCGTACAGGCTCCCGGCCTTCTCGATGGCTGAGGCGCTCATGTGCCAAGTGCAACCTTGCCCGTCGCCGGCTGCGTATTCGTGGCACCCGCGAAGATGTTTGACATCATCCCGCGACGCATCCGCATTTGGTCCGTGGTGGCCTGGGCAGCATTCGCGGCATCGTTGGGATTCGGTACGCCCGGAGGCGCGGGTGGGGTTTTGGTCTTGAACAGCGAATACGCGGGATCGAAGTTGCGCGTCACGGGGTCGATCTTGCTCGCGAACTTGTGAATGCCGGTGACGAAGCTCATTGGGCGTGAGCAATCGCAGTTTTTACTGCGGCTTCGGTCATGGCATAGACTTTGCTGGCAGCCAACAATTCAGTTACGCGGGATGCATCCAAGCTCAACTCATGCAAATCGACTCGCATTTGATTAAGCGCACTGATCAGAATGGTTGGGATGATTGCCTTATCCTCGGGCAACATCTCCGTATGCGAATCGATGAGGGCGGTAAAAGCCCGCGCGCCGATGAGAATAGCTTGAGGCACTCCATCCGGACTCTTGGCACGCTCCGCCAGCGCAACCGCCGCGATCTCCAAGAACGGGCGCGACTCCTCGTGGGTCATTAAATGCCATAAACCGGTAAAACCTTGACTCAGGTGACTCATGTGAGGCCCAGTTGTGTGAACGCAGGCGACGCTCGCACAAGAGCCGGGCACAATCTAGAGGGCGCTACGTGATCGAATACGCAGGTCTGGAATGCGTCAGCCGCTGCACCATCAAGTACTCACGGGCATTCAATGGCGTGTCCAAGGGCTTACCCTCCAACACCAGCAACTCCTGCCGGCGCTTGAGCCAATCCTCGAGCTGCGCGCGGTTCTTGGGGTCCGTGGGTAGGCTAACGATGCTCATGTGACGCTGTACGCAGGCCGGTGGGCGGCCGATCGTGGCGTATCGCGTAAGCCTTGGGCCAAGTAGCGAAAGGCGTCTGAGGCGTGGCTCGTCCAGTCGTGGAGCGGCTTCTGGCTGAAGATCTTGAGTTTGTCATCCCAGGTGCGCTGATACTGCCGCAGCGCCGCTATCCCTCGTTCGCAGCGCTTTCGATCGAACCGGGCCCCGTGAAGCATGATGCGGACTGCGTTGATACCGTCCTCGACGGAGGCTCGCGGCATAATACGAAGTGGACGAACGCCAAGCGACTTGAGGGCGTCCACCCGGCTGGAAGCGTTATTGCCCCACTCGCGATCGTCTGCATCGTGAGGGAGGATGTGGTATTCGTACATGTAGGGCTTTTCTCGGATGACCTTGGCATAATGATCGGCTCCCACCCCGGATGCTTCGTAGTAATCGATGATGTTTAAACTCGTGCGGGTCTGCTGCGCGAACCAGATGGCGGTCGAATCCCCAACGCCCAGATCCCAGCCCGTAATCACGGGATACCTGGGGTCGTACATCACCGAGCCAATGCAGTCCTCGGTCTCCAAGGCAGCCACCAACTTGCCGTAATAGCTGCCGGGGATCGCTGCATCCCAGGAGCAGTAATACTCCTGGTTGATGATGTTGTTCGCTTCATCGTCCCCGCGCTCCTTGGCGATTTCCCTTCGAATCGACTCCAGCCGCTCTGGGGTCACAGCCCCGGTGTGCTTGATGGTCAGGAGCTGCGAGAACCAGCCGGGCTCGGTCTGCCCCAGCTCGTACATCGAATGCAGGTGGTTACGTCCCCTTGGCGTCCCGTTGAAGATGGCCCAGCCGTTGTTCTCCTCGAGGATGGGCCGAAGGAAGAGGTAGGCATTGGGATCACTCAGCATGTACTCCGAGTACACGATGCCCCGTGGGCCTGAACCGATCACGCCCTCGTAGTTATCCGATCCGCAGGCCTGCCAGGTTGAGCCGTTCTTAAACTCGATGAACATATCCTGATCGCGGGTCGTGGCCCGGATCTCTTTCGGAAATGCCCAGTCGATGCGCTTGATCCCGGTGTGACTGTCGACCGCAGTCCAGATGGCTTTGCGCGCTTGATTGGCCTGCGGGAGCATGTACAGGTAATTGCCGGGGTACTGAATGGCCTCTGTAGCGGTCCAATGCAGGCCGACATCATCCTTGCCACTGCGCCTGTGCCACACCAGCACAGCACGCCTGATACCCGCCTCCAAAGCGCTCCAGGCGGCCATCTGATACGGACGCGGGACCCAGTTATTTGGCAGGTAGATCACTGAACTTGATGACACCCACCGACAAAGGGCCACCGTCCTTGCCGGTCAACTCCGTGCGCGCGAGCTTGGGGACGTGATACTCCAAGAGATCCTTGAAGCACTCCATTGCGGCTCTGGGCCCTTGCTTCTCGTCCGCTGCAATCTCATCGAGCCAGCCTTGCAAGCGGTCGGCATTGGCATCGATGAACTTGGCTATGGCTTCACGCGCAGTAGCGGTCGCCTTGTTTGGCGTGCCCTTCTGGCGACCTCCTAACCGTGTGCCTTTAGGTGTGGACATGGCTAAATCGAGCTATTTAAGCCCCCTGATCCGAATACCCTTCATCACCCAATCGGCTCATGTTGCGATCCCCTGCCCTACTTGGACCTGTGAGTTTGACTCGTCGCCAATTCTGCCCGGTCAGTTGCGAGTATGCATCCAAGCCCTCGATGGCGAGTTGACGCAAATCACGCGCTTGAACTGG